CCGCCGCCCCCGCCGCCTCCCCCCGAAATCGAGGAGACCATCGCCGCGCTCGACCCGCTCATCACGTTCCTGCGCCGCCGCGGCGTCGTCACCTACAAGGACAACGGGTTGACCCTCACCATCTTGCCGAACGAGCCGGTTGTCGTCGAGCCGGTGCTCGAGCCCGCACCGGAGCCGGCGGTAAAGGAAGTTGACAAGTCGGCGGAGCCGGAGAAGCTCGGTAAGGACGGGCTCTCGCAGGAGATGCAGGCGGAGCTGTACGGGCGCCCCATGCCCGACTGGGAGTGACGTGGACTACACCGACGCCAAGGTCTACAGCTCGGAGACGGCCGCCAAGCGGGCGAAGGCCTCGGCGGTCGGCGGTGACGCGAGCTGGTGGAACTGCGAGACGCCGGAGGAGCGCCACAAGAGCCTCATCACCTTCGTGAAGCAGCTCGAGACCGACTCGCAAGACCGCGCGCAGGCAAACCTTCGGTACGCCCGGCTCTACGAAAACGTCGAGCTCGAGACGATGAACGACTTCGCCGGGGCCATCGTCCGCCAGACGCTCCTCGGCCGCGGCATCGTGCGGATGAACGTCATCGCCGCGTGCTGCGACACCCTGGCGGCGAAGGTCACCAAGAACAAGCCGCGGCCCCAGTTCCAGACGTCGGGCGGGAGCTGGGACGCGCAGATGAAGGGTCGCCGGCTGAACAAGTTCGGCATCGGCCTGTTCTACGAGCTCAAGGCGCACGAGCTCCTCAAGGAGAGCTTCGACGACGCCGAGGTCTTCGGCACCGGGCTCACCTTCCTCTACATGGACCGGGAGACGAAGCGCCTCTGCGGAGAGCGCGTCATCCCCGACGAGATTTTCGTCGAGAACGCGGACGCCCAGTACGGGAAACCCGCGTCGATGTACCGGCGCAAGCGCGTCGCTCGCGAGCGGCTCATCGAGATGTTCCCCGGCGCCGCGGAGGCGCTGATGCGCAAGGGCGAGGAGCCCATCTCGCTTGGCGCGGCGAGCGCGAAGGCTCGGACGCCGATGCTCACCGTGTGGGAAGCGTGGCATCTCCCCTGCGGCAAGCGCGCGGGGTGCCACGTCATCGCCGTCGACGGCGCCGAGCTGTTCAGCGAGCCGTGGAAGCTGAAGCGCTTCCCCTTCGTCGTGCAGCGCTTCAAGAAGCGCAAGAAGGGCTTCTGGGGGAAGGGCATCGCCGAGGCGCTCACCGGGCTCCAGCTCGAGCTCAACCGGCTGCTGAACTCCATCTCCGAGCAGCTCCGCCGCAAAGGCCGCGGGCGCATCTTCGTCCAGAAGGGGACGAGCGTCACCCCGAGCCACCTCACCAACGGCATCGCCGACATCGTCAACTACGTCGGCACCCCGCCGCAGGTCGACAACCAGAACGCGGTCGCGCAGGAGGAGTTCAACGAGGTCGACCGGCTGTACCAGCGCGCCTTCCAAGAGGTTGGCATCTCCGAGCTCAGCGCGAGCGCGAAGAAGCCTTCGGGACTCGACGCGGCGGTGGCGCTCCGGGAGTTCTCGGACATCGAGAGCGAGCGCTTCGCCCTCACCCACCAGGACTGGGAGAACGCTCACCTCGACCTGATGAACCTGGCGCTCGACCTCATCGACGCGTACGGGAACCAGGGCTACAAGGTTCGGCTCCCGAACAAGCGCTACTTCAAGGAAATCGACTACGCGGAGATCAAGCTCGCCCGCGACAGCTACACGATGCAGGTCTTCCCCGTGTCGAGCCTGCCGCAGACCCCCGGCGCCCGGTATCAGAAGGTCGTCGAGTCGATGCAGGACGGCTTCATCGACAAGGCGACCGCGAGCCGACTCCTCGACTACCCCGACATCGAAGCGGAGATGAACCTCGGGAACGCCGCGCGCGACGACGTCGACTACGTCATCTCCGCCATCCTCGACGAGCCCGAGCCGAAGCTCATGCCGGTCGAGCCGTACCAGAACCTCCCGCTCCTGGTCGAGCGCGCGACCGCGGCGTACCTCTTCGCCCGGCACCACGACTGCCCCGAGGAGCGGCTCGAGCTCCTTCGCCAGCTCATCGACGACGCGGCCGCGGCGCTCCAGGCCGCGACTCAACCCCCTGCCCTCCCCGGGGCGCCTGCCGGTCCTCCGCCTTCGGGCGCACCGCCCGGCGGTCCCCCGGGGATGGGCGCCCCTCCCATGCTTCCCGCCGGAGGGCCCCCGATGGGCGCCCGCATCGGCGGGGACATCACCGTCAACGCTGCACCTCCCGTGCAGCCCGTAGCCGGCCCGGTCGTCGCCGGCTGAGAAAGGTAGTACCCCATGCCCGAAGTCACCCCAGTACCGCGGAGCGAGCGAGTCGCCGCGGCCATCAAAGACGCAGTCGCGAGAGATTCCGCACAGAAGGGGGGCTCCGAGCCCGCGCCCGCGGCGGCGCAGGTGAAGCCTGCCGGCACGCCCGAAGTCCCCGCGGAGAAGAAGTCCGTCGAGGACCGCTCGTTCGAGCGGCTCGCGAAGGAAGCGGCGGCGCTCCGCCAGCGGGGCGAGAAGTACAAGAACTACGAGACCCTCGAGACGAAGCTCCCGCCCGGCTCGCTCGACGCGCTCGCGAAGGCGAAGCTCGCGAACGACCCCGAGGCGGCGCTCGTCGCGCTCGGCTGGAGCTACGCGGACATCGCCGAGCGCCAGCTGGGGAAGGCAGCCGAACCCGAGGACGGTGAGGCGGCAAAGAAGCCCGCGGGTGGCGGCAAAGAGCGCCCCGAGCTCCCGCCGGAGGTCGCGTCAGCGCTCGCTGCGGTGGAGGAGCTGAAGGCCGAGCGCGACGCGCGGAACGCCGCGGCCAGCGAGGCGGAGGCGCGCTCGAAGATCAAGGAAGGCATCAAGGGCAAGTTCCCGCTCGTCGAAGCGCTGGAGCGCGATGGCAAGGTGGCGGACTACCTCGTCGATTTCTGGAAGAAGACCGGCCGCGGCCCCGGCGAGACCTTCGAGGAGTCGGTCGAGCTCGCCGCCATCGCGGTCGAGAAGGACCTCGCGAAGGAAAAGGAGGTCTGGCGGAAGGTTTTCGAGGGAGAAAAACTTGACACTTCCGGAAAGTCTCCTACCGTCGGCGGTGAGGCACAGGACGCCTCGGCCGGAGCAGGTTCCCCGGGCAAGACCCTGACGAACGAGATGTCGTCGGGCGGCACGAAACCCACTCCCAAAACGCGGGCCGAGATCCTCAAGGCTCTCGAGAACGACCCGCGAGCCTGGTCGAGCGACTAAGCGTCCCTCGGCCATAGCCGAGGCACACACATGTCCGTTACTACGACCACCATCGCCTACCTGCTGAAGCAGGTCTACCGCGACATCGCCGAGACGGTCTTCAAGGACCGCCCCCTCCTGGCCATGCTCTCGAAGCAGGGCGGCTTCACCGGCTCGGCGATGCTGCACGCCATTCGGTTCCGCGACACGCTCGCCCGGTCGCCCACCTTCACGACCGCGCAGACCAACGCCGCGACCTCGCTGGGCGCGACTCTGGGCGTGCAGTTCACCGTCCCTCGCGTCAAGAACTACCAGCTGTACATCCTGGAGACCGAGGCCATCCTCGCGTCCCGCGATGACAAGGGCTCGTTCCTCCGCGGGCTCACCACCGAGGTCGACTCGGCGCTGAACAACGTCGCGAACGACGTCGCGAAGGACCTCTACGGCGCCGGCATGGGCGTCCGGGCGTCCGGCATCACCATCTCTTCGACGACCATCACCGTCGGCGAGTCGGTCTCGAACTTCGAGAAGGGCATGGTCATCGTGACCGCGGCCTCGGCGACCGGCGCGCTCCGCAACTCCGGCACCGGCCAGACCATCACCGTGGTCGACCGCTCGGCCGGCACCATCGTGGTCGACGCGAACACCGACACCATCACCAACGGCGACTTCCTGTTCGAGAAGGGCGACCGTGGAACCGGCGCCTCGCCGACTCCGCTGAAGCTGGCGGGCATGGACGCCTGGTGCCCCGCCTCCGTGGCGAGCTCGGGCGACTCCTTCATGGGCGTCGATCGGTACGCGCAGGGCGACATCGCGCGCCTCGCCGGCCTCACCATCGACTGCTCGGCGCTGAACCCCGAGGAGGGCCTGGTCACCGCGCTGGCGCTGTCCTCGCGCGAGGGCGTGGCTCCTCCGGTGTGCTTCACCTCGTTCACCGACGTGAAGAACATCCAGATGGCGCTCGGCTCGAAGGCCGTCACCGAGTACATGGACGTCGCCGGCATCGGCTTCTCCACCGTGCGCGTGACCGGTCCCAAGGGCGACGTTCGAGTGATGGCCGACCAGTTCGCGCCTCCGGGCATCTGGCGCTTCATCACCCCGAGCACCTGGACCCTGCGGCACGCAGGTGACCTGTTCAACGTGCTCGACCTTGACGGTGCGCCGCTGAGCCGGGTGTACAACTCGGACGCGTGGGAGGGCCGGGTGGGCTTCTACGGCAACCTCTTCTGCGACGATCCGCACAAGAACCTCCGCGCCATCGCCCCGACCTCGTAAGCCGTCGCAGTCCAACCCTTCCTCGGCGCGGGAGTAGTCGGCCCGCGCCGGGCTCCACCTGGAGACAAGACCACATGGGTGCTCGCACTCTCATCGGAAAGCAGTACACTCTCGAGCGGGACGTCGTCCGGCTCTACGGTATGGGCATCGGCGCAGGCGCCGCGAACCTCACTGGCGTCAAGGGCAAGGGCATCACGTCCATCGTCCGGACCGGCGTCGGCGCCCACACCATCACGCTCGCGAACAAGTGGAACGGATTCCTCAACTTCGCCGCCTGCATCGTCGACACGACCACCCCCGACGACTGGGAGGTGACGCTGGTCGAGGAGCTGGTCGCGACGTCCAAGACCATCAAAATCGCCATCTTCAAGGGCGGGACCGCGGCCGAGCTCACCACCGACGAGCTGATCAAGTTCGAAATCGTCCTGTCGAACACCGCGCAGAAGCCGACGGGGTACTAACATGGGCCTCGGGAACGCACACGCGGGGACCGGCATCAACCGGGCCTTCGAATCGCCCGTCTGCCTCTTCGGGAAGGCGCTCGGCTCGACCGACACCTACGTCCTCATCGTCGACGGCATCGCCAGTCTCGACCCCGTGACCGGGACCCCGTTCGTCGTCGGGGAAACCGTCACCGGGGTCACCTCGACTGCAACCGCGGTCGTGACCGCCGTAGAGGACCTCTCCGCGACGTCGCAGCGGCTTACTATCGGGACGCTCTCCGGCTCCTTCCAAAACAACGAAGCCATCGAGGGCGGCGATATTGGCGTCGGCGTTGTGGATGGCGTCGAACAGCTCGCGCTCGCGTCCGTGAAGGGGAAGGGCATCGCTCGCATCATCCCCCTGTCGAGCGCGACCGGCGGCGGCACGGGCCGGTACGAGATTCGGCTGAACGACGCGTGGCGCGGGCTCCTGGTCGCGAAGTTCAACGTCATCGACGCGACCTCGGCGGACGACTGGGAAGTCACGATTCAGGCCCAGACCGTCGCAACTACGAAGCTCATCACCATCTACGTCTTCAAGGGCGGCGCGGTGACCAGCCTCACCGGGGACGACACGCTCACCTTCGAGCTCGTCCTCGCGCTCGACAAGACCGCACCCGCGGGGTTCTAAGCCATGGCCGCGGTGACGCTCACCACGCTCCGCTCGCTGGTCCGCGAGCGGGCGGACATGGTCGGGTCGACGTTCATCGCCGACTCGGCGACCGGGCTCGACCGGTGGATCAACGAAGCCGGCCAGTGCCTTCACGGCTACCTCGTAGACGCGCTCGGCGACGAGTACGTGGAGAGTTCGAGCGCGCTCACCCTGGTCGCCGGCACCACCAACTACAACCTCCCCTCCGACTTCTACAAGCTCTACGAGGTCGACCTCACGCTCAGCGGCACGCTGCGAACGCTCACCCGGTACAACCGCGCCGAGCGGAACATGCTCACCACGCGCATCGCCTCGTGGCAGGAGGTGCCGCAGTACATGCTCGCCGGCTCGACGATTCGTATCCTCCCGACGCCCCAGGCCGCGGCGTCCGGGACGATTCGGTACGCGCCCGCGTTCACCACGTTGACCAACGGCTCGGACACGTGCAATTTCCCCAACGGCTGGGAGAAGTACATCATCGTCTCGGCGGCGATTCAGGCGCTCATGAAGGAGGAGAGCGACGTGCGAGACCTGCGCGTCGAGTTCCAGGACTTCGAGGCGAAGCTCCGCGCGATGAAGGAGGACCGCGACCTCCAATTCCCGGTCCAGGCGGTTGACCTCGACGCCGTCGACTTCGCGAACAACTGGAGGTGGTGATGTCGTGCCTCGCAAGTGGCACTTCGTCCGGCTGATCATGCCCCTTCCCCAGTACGACAATGCCGTGGATTTCGAGCAGGCGCAGCCGCGCCTCAAGCGCGTCTTCAACGTGCTCCTGAAGATTCCGCTCCTGGACGGGGTGCTGCTCTCGGACGTCGAGCTCGCCGCGGCGACCGACGTCCCGGTGGTTCACGGCCTCGGCCGGAAGCCGCTCGGGTACTTCCCGGTGGCGCTCTCTGCGGAGATCTCCCCGTACGAGTACGCCGCGCGGGACGACAAATTTCTTTACTTGCGGTCCGCCTCCGGGGGTACTGTGGCGTTGTGGGTCTTTTAAGACCCGCTACACCCCGTTTGGAGGGTTAATGCTGCAAAAACAGCCTCTTAAGCTGAACACCACCGGCGGCATCGACAACAAGCACGACGAGGTCCTCGTCCTACCGTCGAAGCTCGCGCTCCTCGAGAACGCGCTCATCGGCGAGGGCGGGACCGTCGAGTCGCGGCTCGGGTTCGTCTCTGGGACCCAGGCGAGCCAGGCGAACAACCGTCTTGCGAAGTTTCGGAAGACGCTCATCATCGAGCGCGCGGACGGGCTCTACGCGAAGAACGGGCAACGCATCGACCCGTTTCCTGGGTCAACTGGGTATCAGGATTTCGCACGCTGCGACGCCGTCGCGACGCCCATTCTGGGATCCGCCGAGCTGTCGAACCCAAGCAGTGTCGATGTGGCGAAGGGATTGACTACCTCGTGTTGGATCTCCGTCACGTTGAATTCCGGGGGCTACGCCGGCATCGCGGGCGTCATCCTCCTCGATTCAGACGGGAGTGAACAGGCGCAATTCCTTTTGACGGACATCCTCGGGGCGACCCAGTACTTCAGCCCGCGCGTTCTCCCCAGCTCGACCGCCGGGGAGTTTCATCTCTACTACGTGAGCGTCACCGCGGGACCGACGTATCAGCTCGCACATCGGACCATCTCCGCCGCGGGTGCGCTCGGGAGCGAGACGAATGTCGGCGCGGCGATGCACTCGACGATGGTGTTCGATGTCGCGCCCGATGTGCTCGTGAATTCCACGTCCAAGTTCACTGTGGCACTGAAGCGCGCGACCGGGGACATCGAACTCCGGGCGGTCAGCTCCGCGGACGGAGTGACCGCGAGCGCCTCTGGGACCGTGACTCCGTCGATCGGCGTGGAGACGCTTTGCGCGGTCACCACGTACGACGGTACGAAGCGTCACTGCGCGTTTTTCTCGCAATCAAACAACATCCTCTACGCCTGCGGCATGACCGCGGCTGGGACGATGATTACGCAGAAGACCATGCTCACGCTCGGAGGTGGCTCGCGAATTGGTCGCATGTCGGCGACCGACGAGGCCGGAGCGACGCTCGAGACGCTCGCAATCGCGCTCGACGTCAATTCCGCAGCGTGGGGGAGTTCGGCGGCCACCGACCCGGATACCGCGGGCGTGTATGTCCTCACCGCCGCCAAGGACCTCCTGTCGGCGGCGCCGCTGAAAGTGATCGCGCGGGGCGTCCTACTGTCGAGCCGGATCCGACCACATATCGACGGACGAAAGACTCGCACTGTGTTTGGAGCCACGCGGCATGTGACCGGCGACTCGACGACGTTTGTCCTCGACCCGACCGCGGCTATCGCGGGTGGGGCTTCGTCCGGGACCGCGCCGCTCATCCTGGCTCGGCTTGCGATCGGCGAGACTTCGCTCACTGGGGCGGCGACGTGGACCGCGCAACTTCGCGTCCCCGATACGGGAACCGCGCCGACGTTCTCCGCGAAATCCACGTTTTCGTTTCCGATGATGCGATACATCTCGGCGCTCCAGACCCAGCGAAGTGCGAACGTCACGCCCATCGCCCTCTGCCGGGTCGACTGCGATACTGCCTCGCAGGCGCCCGGGTACGTCGAGCTCCAGAACGGCACGCTCCTCTATGGTGCCTGCCCGTACTGGTACGACGGACGCACCGCCACCGAGCAGGGGTTCAATTTCCGACCGATTCTCTCCGGCGCCGCGCACGCGGGAGCGGCCGGCACGGTCTCCGCAGGCACGTACCAGTTCTATGCGACGTTTGGGTGGGAGGACGCGCTCGGGAACTGGCACGAGTCGGCGCCGAGCGACCTCCTCACCGTTACCGGCGTCCTGGCGAACGAGACCATCACGTTCACCGCGTCCGCGATGAATCTCACGTGGAAGCGAAATGTGAAGCTCGTGGTGTATCGTACGGAGGCGAACGGGTCGGTTTTCTACCGCGACCAGGCGGCCAACAGCGTTCCCGGGTTCGCTACGATCGCCGTTTCGAGCGGCGGCTCGGACGCGGGGCTCCTCGGCGGCTCGCTCGTGCCCATCTCGGGAGACGTGCTCGAGAACGAGCCGCTCCCCGCGATGCGCCATGCGGTCGTCTGGGACAACCGGCTGTGGATGGCCGGGTGCGGCGATGGGTTCGACATCGCGTTCTCGCAGCCGCTCGCCGAAGGCTTCGGGGTGGAGTACAACTCCGAGTTTCGTCGGCGGTCGAATCCTGCGTTCGGCCGCGCGGTCGCGGTCGCCGAGTACGGCCAGCGGCTCGCGGTCTTCGGCGAGGACGACATCGGCGTGGTTTTCGGCTCCGGGCCCTCGCGCACGGGCGAGCAGGACAACTACACCGAGATCCAGCCGTTCGAGACGGCGCTCGGCGCGGTCTGGGAGTACCCCCGGACGACCGCGGCCACCCCTGAGGGCATCTGGTTCCAGACCGACCGCGGGATGCGGCTCCTCCTGGCGAGCGGATCGATCGCGACGTCCGACGACAAAATCGAACTTGGGTCGGAGATCGACTCGCTCCTCGGAACTCCCGCGCTCGCGATTCACTGCGGCTCCCGGCGCGAGTTGTGGGTCTGGGACCTCGATAACAGCTACATCTACGTCTGGGCGTATGAGTGGAAGCAGTGGTCGCGGCTTCGCCCGGCCGGAGAGGCGGACGGCGGATGGATGGACGCCCTCGAGACCGGCGGCATCGTCTATACCGGCGATGATTCTGGTTACCTCATCACTTACGGGACCTCGGTCTACACGGACGACGGCAACAGCGTTACCAGCACTCTCGAGACCCCGTGGCTCCAGCTGGCGGGCGTGCAGGGCTTCCAGCGCGTGTATGACCTGATGGTGCTCGGGAAAGACCTCGACGCGAGCGCGAACGTCGCTTTCACCCTGACGCCCGCGTACGACTTCGGCGCGTTCGGCTCGCCGGAGGTTTCCGCGGTCGCGGTCGCCCCGACGAACAGCTTCATCCAGTGGACGCACCCGTTCGCCCGCCAGAAGTGCGAGGCGCTCAAGCTCCGCCTGGCATGGGCGGTGAGCACGTCGCGCTTCCGCTTGACGAACCTCAGCCTGATGGTAGGACTCAAGGGGGGCCGGTACAAGGTCCCGAGTTCTCAGAGGATTTAATGCCGCCTCCCCCGCGACCATACGACGATTCTGCTCCGGGCGGGTTCACTCCCCGCCCCGCGTGGGGTCCGCCGCCGTCGGTGACGCCGGAGAGCGTCTACCTCGAGCAGCAGGCCAACTCCCACGGCGCGGGCGCGGTAGACCCGAACCGCGTCGATACGGCGGCCTCGAACTACAACCCCTACTGGAGCCAGTACGGGCGCGACCAGCAGCAGTACTACGGCTCGCGGCCGAACGTCGGCTCCGACCCGGCGAACCAGAACGCCGCGCGGCAGTATCAGGACCAGCTCCTCCAGGGGCTCCACACGCTCGCTGCGGGGGACTCGAACTCCGCCGCGCAGCAGTCGCTCCGGCAGGGGTACGACTCGGCGCGGAATCAGGCGAGCTCGCTCGCGACCACCCGCCGAAACGTCGGCGCCGGAGCCGCGGCCCGCGGGGCGCAGCGCCAGCGCGAGGGCCTCACCGCGCAGCAGAGCGGGAACTCCGCGGCGCTCATGCTTCAGCAGCAGCGCGCGGCCGAGCAGGCGCTCGCCCAGCTCTACGCGCAGCAGCGCGCGCAGGACATCGCGTTCGCGAACCAGAACGCTCAGAACCAGCTCGGGAACCAGGCGCTGAACCAGCAAGGTCAGCAGTCGGGCGCGGCGCTCGGCCTCGGGTACGACCTCGGTCAGATGAACCAGCAGGGCCAGCTGGCGAGCGCGCAGCTCGGGTTCGGGCTGAGTCAGCAGGACATCAATCAGCAGTACATGAACTCGCTCGTCGGGGCCGGCGCGGGCGCCGCGGGCGCCGCCGCGACCGCGTTCAACACGGGCGGGGGACGCAACGGCCTCAACGGCTATGGGGGCGTGTCGGCATACGGCTACTCACCCCAGGGTGGCGGGGGCTATGCCGGCTCGACCGCCCAAGCGCCGTGGGGCATGCCGGGACCGCAGGGGTAAACAATGCCGCAAGACCCGACCACAGGCGACCAGGGCAACCACTGGGGCTCCGAGACCCCCGGCCCGGGCGGCATTCCGTCCTACACCCGCCCCGACGGCTCGCAGGCCCTCGGCTCGTTCGGCGCGACCCAGTTCCTCGGGGTGACTCCGGGGCCGATGGACCCGGAGGACTACGCCAACTGGCAGATGAGCCAGGTCAACTATCCGACCGACATCGCCAACTCGCAGGCGTGGACGCAGATGATGCAGCAGGGCGCCAACGCGTCCGAGATGCGCAACCCCTACGAGGCGAACGTCGCGAACCGGAGCTTCGCCGGTCAGGACAACGCGCAGCAGGGGCTCATGGCCGCGCTCGCCGGCCCCAGCGTGACGAACCTCCAGGCGCAGCTCGGTCAGCAGCAGAACCTTCAATCCGCGGCGCGGGCGCAGGCGGGGGGCCGAGGGCGCGCGGTGGGGATGCAGCTCGCGCAGAACGCCGGAGCGATGGCGAACCAGCAAGGGCAGGGCGCGCTCCGAGAGAACATGGCCGGGCGGCAGGTTGCCAGTCAGGGCGCGCAGGCGATGCGCGGCCAGGCGCTCCAGGTGATGCAGGACCAGAGCCAGTCCGGGCTTCAGGCACGGTCGCTCAGCGACCAGCAACGGCAATTCTACGCGCAGCAGGGCGCCCGCCTGGCGCTGGCGCAGCGGCAGAGCGCCATCGAGCGGTATAAGCTGTTCAAGCAGCTTCAGATGCGCCGTCAACAGCAGTACGGGACGATGATTCAGAACGCGACGAACATCTCGGCGGCGGCCACCTCGGCCGCGATGGGGTTTGGTGGCTGATGGCCGACTTCTCGAACGACGTGGAGAAGGCGCTTCCGCCCCGCAAGGGGAAGTCGAAGCGGAGCGCGGGGCCGCGCGGGGTCGTCCTGCGGCCGGGCGAGAAGCCCGACTGGAAGACCTGGGGTGAGGTCATCGTCTTCCAGACCGACAAGGGCGACCGGACCGTCATCCCCCGCGGGTCGATGGATGAGGACCGCTGGTCGCGGTTGACCGAGGCTGCGAAGGCGACGCCCGGCTACGCCGGCCACCTCGACGCGGGCGAGCCCGTCGACCTCGCGCACAACACCTCCCTCGACCCCGACACGGGGCGGCTCGAGCGGGTGCGGCTGGTCGAGCCGTACGAGCAGGACCCGAACCGTCCGCTCCGCGTCATCGCCGAGGAGCCGAAGACCGAGCAGGAAGTTGCGGACATCGAGAAGTACCGCGCGTCGAAGCGTCCGGGCGCGAAGGCGGCGCCCGCCGCGGCGAAGACCGAACCTGTCGTCCCCGGCTCGCCGGAGGATGAGGCGGACGCCGCGCGCATCTTCGCCGAAGCGGATGCGGAGCAAGCGCTCGCCGACGAAGGGCTCGAGGCGGTCAAGAGCGCGAAGGTCATCGGGAGCGGCGACCTCTCCCCCGACGAGGCCGCGGCCGTCGAAGCGTACCGGCAGACCCCCCTCGCGGCGGCGAAGGCGCTTCCCCACGGCCCCGAGCGCGAGAAGAAGATGCTCGAGCTGGCGAAGGCCGGCGCGCTGCCCGAGGTCGCGCCACTTCCCCCGGACGACCCGATTTACATGGGCGGAGACCTCGGTCCGGCTCCCGAGCTCGCCGCGATGGCCCCGCCGCCCCCCGGCGCGCCGGTGGACATGGCCGCCGGCCTGAGCGGACCGCCCGCGGCCCCGCGCTCCGCGATGGACCAGCTGACCTTCCCGCAGCCGGGGGAGAACCCCTTCGCTCCCGCGGGCCCGACCGCGGGCCAGGCGCTCCCGCTCCAGGCGCAGCTGTCCGCCGGGAAGGCGGGCGTCGACGCCGCGGCGAACACCGAGCGCGCGATGCAGGCCGGACTCGTCCCGCGTCCGGGCGCGCCCGGGGGCGCGGGCGGGCCCCCGGGAGCCGGTGGGTCCATGTCGGCGTCCGTCTCGGGCGGTGGCGGCTTCCAGAAGCCCCGGCTCCAGTACCCCCAGGTCGACCGCAGCGCCGAAGACGCGCTCCGCGACGAGGCGGCACGACTCAACGAGACCACCGACAACCTCCTCCGCGATGAAGCAGACCGCCAGGTCGCGCTGAAGACCGACCTCGCCTCGAAGCAGGCGGACATCGACCGGCTCAACGCCGCGCAGGCGGAGGGCTTCGAGCGGAACTACCAGGAGATGGAGCGCTACCAGTCGGCGGCGCAGCAGACCCTCGCCGAGATGCAGGCGCGGAGCACCCAGTCCATCGACACGGGGCGGTACTTCCGCAACGCGGGCATCGCGAAGCAGGTGATGAGCGTCCTGGCGGGCGCGCTCTACGGCTTCCTCGGGAAGGGCCTCGAGTGGCAGGCGCATCTCGACGGGCTCGTGGAGCAAGACATCCGCGCGCAGGAGAGCGACCGCGACGCGGCGCTGAAGGGGCTCGACGCGAAGGCGAAGGGCTACTTCAACGCGCGCGACTTCGCGATGTCGATGGGCGCCCGGAAGGACGAGGCGTACGCCATCCAGAAGGCGGCGGTGTACAAGGCGATGGACATGTACCTCGCCAACGCCGAGCGCGAGACGAAGAACGCCGACGTGAAGATGCGCGCCGCGCAGATGCGCTTCGACATCGGCAACAAAATCGTCGACGCGCAGCAGCGCGGTGCCGAGCTCGTCCAGCGCCGGGTCGACCAGATGAACTCGGACGCGCTGAAGGTGGCGGCGCTCGAGATGCAGGACCGGCACTTCCGCGCTCAGGTGGCGCTGAAGCAACAGGCGCTCGCGGCGAAGGGGAAGAGTGGTCGGCCGCTCCCCTCGCGCCTCGCGCAGCGATTCATCCAGGTTCAGGACGCCGACAAGACCATCGACCAGATGAAGAAGCTGCTCTCGAAGGGCGTGCCTCAGACGCTCGGCGACGAGTCGGTGAAGCACGGCCCCGGCATGCTCCAGAACGCGCAGGAGGCTGTCGGCCTCACCGACGCCCCCTCACGGCGGGTGCTGCTCGCCTCCATGGCCCGAAGCCTCATCGCCGGGGTCGAAGCGCGCCCCGGTGCGCTGACGCTCTCGGACGATGCGGCGCTCAAAGAGTTCGGACTCGACGTCGGGCTCGCGTCTGCGAAGACGGACGCCATCCTCGAGGGCTGGCGCGAGCGGGCGAAGGCCGCGGAGCGAATCATCCGCGAGGTCTCCGCCGGGTCTGGGTACACCGTCCCCGAGGGCGGCGAAGACGAGGGCGATGATGCCTTCGAACCGAGCGAGGGCGAATGAGCGCGCCGAAGAAACAGCGCTGGGCGGTCGTCGCCCCTGACGGGCGCGCCGGCTACTACAACGGCGACCTCGCCGAGGCCATCGCGAAGGGGTACAAGCCCCGCGGGGAGACCCAGCGCGAGCTCGCCAAGGCGAACGTCGCCGAGGAGACCGGGCTCCAGGCCGGCCTCGAGGGGGCGGCGCGCGGGCTGACGTTCGGGCTCTCGGACCCGCTGCTCGCGACGGACCCGGGCGAGGCGGAGATGATGCGCGCCCGCTCGAAGACCGGCGCGGGGACCGCGGGCGAAGTCGCCGGTACCGTCGGCGCCATCTTCGGCCCCGGTGCGCTCGGCGTGGGCGGGAAGCTCCTCGGCGGTGCCGGGAAGGCGCTCTCGTCGAAGCTCGGCGGAAAGCTCCTCGGGCGCATGACCGGCGGCGCGCTCGAGGGCTCCCTCTTCGGGCTGACGAACGCCGTCTCGGAGTCGACCCTCGAAAACCAACCCCTCACGTCCGAGTACGTCGCGAGCGCGATGGCGGCGGGCGGTCTCTTCGGGGGCGGGGCCGGCGGGGCGTTCTACGGGCTCGAGAAGGGGATCAAGGGCGCGGCCGCCAAGCTGGCGAAGGTGGACGTCGCCGGCATGGCGGGGAAGCTCGCCGACGAGGCTGACCTGGCGATGTTGCGGAAGGCGAACGGCGGCCCCCACCCCTACGAGGGGAACATGCTGAAGGTCGGCCGGCGCGAGGGTATCCTCGGCGGGAAGGCGAGCTACAGCAACTACAACAGCGTCGACGCGGCGAAGCAGGCGCAGGCACGCATCGGCGGCGAGCTCGGAGTGGCGCTCGATCAGCTCGACGCGCGGGTGCCCTTCAGCGCGCAGAACGCAGGCAAGGCCATCCGCGACGCGCTCAAGCCCCTCGCGCGGAACCCGGTGTACCAGCCGGTCATCGAGGGGCCGCTCACCGACCTCGTCAACCGTATCTACGGCGGCCAGGCGCAGGCCCCGCGCTTCGGGTGGCGAGACGCCTTCGAGCTTCAGTCGTCCATGCGCAGCGCGCTCGAGGGCGGGAACCTCGCTTCGAACGCCAAGAAGAAGGTCTTCGACGTCGCCCGGAAGGCCCTCCGCGACCACATCGCCGACACCGTCGAGGCGAAGCTCCACCCCGGCGCCGGGCGGGCGTTCCGCGACGCGCTCGCCGACTACGGCTCCGCCGCCGAGCTCGAGAAAATCTTCACGCGGGCGCACGAGGCATACCAGAAGTCGCCGCTGAACATGCTCGCGGGCGGCGAGGCGGCGATGGGTCTCGTGATGGGCCACCCCGTCATGGGCGTCGGCGCCGCCATCGCTCAGAAGGCGCTCCAGCCCCGCTGGGGCTTCCTGCTCTCGGACGCGATTCGCTCCGGCGGGCCGCTCATCCAACGTTTCGGGCGCGGCCTCGAGGCCCGGATGAGCAAGCTCGCCGGCTCGGCGGCCTTCGCCCCCTTCCAGCTCCTCCTCGAGGACGCCGCGTCGCATGGCTCCGCCGCCCTCCTGGCGGAACACGCGCGCATCGCGAAGTCGGCGGACGGCCCCGAGTACCTCGCGATGATGGGCATGCCCGCCGAGAACCCCGAGCTGATGGAAGACTCGCTCGCCCGCGCCGGGTCGATGCACGCCGCGGCGAGCTACGCGGACGCGATGAACGAGCGCGCTCAGCGCCAGGTGGCGGGCTTCTTCGGCGAAAAGGCGGGTAAGATGACGGCGATTCGGACCGGAGACTTCGATGGGATGCAGGCTCGTCTCGGGAAAATCCGCGCTCTCCTCGACAACCCCACTTCGGCGTATGAGGCCATCCCGGAGACGCTCGCGGGCGCCGCGCCCAACGTCTCGGGTCAAGCCGCCGCGACCCTCATCCGCGCCGCCCAATACCTCAGCGACCAGGCCCCGAAGGACCCCTACGCCGGCCAGCCGCAAGCGCTTCGCCGCGCCTGGAAGCCTAGCCCGACGGAGATCAACCGCTGGTTCCGTATCCTGGATGCCATCGAGCGGCCGGGTGCGGTGGTCGAGCGAATGAGGGCCGGGCGGGTCGACGCCGAGCAGCTGAAGGCGCTCGAGTACGTCTACCCGGCGCTCAACGCCGACTTCCAGCTGAAGGTGGCGGAGAAGCTGGGGACCTGGGAAAAGAAGCTTGACCCAGCCCGGAAGAACGCCCTCGCGAAATGGACCGGCGGAAATCTTGGCATGTCGCAGGGGGCGGCTAGCCTGCTCCAGCAGATGCATCAACAGAAGGCCGGCCCCGCGCCCAAGCCTCGCGACGGACGTCAAAAAATCGACGTGCAAGAGAACGTCGAGACGCAGGCTCAACGCCTGGAACGGAGATGAACATGAAGCGCTTCCTCCTCTTCGCTGGTCTGGCCGGTGCCGTGGCGCTGGCCGCCGGCATGCCCAAGCAAGCGACCGTCTCGAGCTCAGGCGGCACCGGCCTGCGCCCCACCACCCCGGACGCGGGGGTCGCGCTCGACGGCACCGCCGCGGCGATTCGGGTGACCGTCACCGCCGCGGCCGGGACCATCACCGGCGGGAAGGTCTACTGCTTCTACCTCGGCCCGACCGGCGTGGGGAAAGACCGCGTCCTCCCGACCTACCCGAGTAACAGCTGGGTCCGCTGCCCGCTGCTCGACCTCACCGTGCCCACCGCGCTCGAGACCGACGCCGGCACCATCCACGGGATGGTCTTCCCCGACCTCCCAGTCGTCGGCTCGTACGGCCGCGTGAGCTTCGTCCCCGGCACGTTGACCGGCACCGCGGACGACGCGGGGGTCAACACCTACATCGTCACCACCGAAGCCTGGGGGAGGACCTCGCCGTGAAGACCGCCCTCACCAAAATCGCGTCCGTCCTCGCGCTCGTCCTGTGCGGCCTGCTTCTGGGCGGCCAGGCCCTCGCTCCGCCCGCGAGCCAGACGGGCGCGAACGCCTTCACCGGGGCGAACACCTTCTCCGGCACGAGCGCCTTCTCCGGCGACGTGACCATCACCGGGAAGCTCACCGCCTCCGGCGCGCCAAGCGGCGGGCTCACCGCGGGCGCCGGGCTCCAAATCGGGAGCTACAACGGCTCGACCCACGCCGGCATCTGGGCGCCCAGCATCACCGCGTCCGTCACCAACTACGGCGTGTTGCTCGAGCAAGGCGGCGGCACGCATATCTCGACCTTCGGTTCGGGCCTCACGCTCGATGCTTCGGGCGTCGCCAAGTGGACGATGGACACCACCGGCAACCTCCTCGGCGTGGCTGGAGCGACGAAGACGCGCGGCACCATCACCCTGGCGGCCGGCACGGGCACGGCGACCGTGAACTCGGGGGCCATCTGCGTGTGCGTCGACTCCACCGCCAACGCCTCCGTGAAGTGCGCCGTCGCGACTACCACGCTCACCGCGACCGGCACCGGGACTGACGTCATCACCTATCTTTGCCTCTGAGGAGCACCACATGAAGAAGACCCTCGCGCTGTTGCTGCTCCCCGCCGCGCTCGTCGCGGCTTTCGCCGTCGCGGAGGACCGGGTCGACCGGCTCTACGAGACCAGCACCACCTTGCAGAGCGTGCAGACGCTCGTGGTTGACGGCGGGTGCATTTTTTCGAGCTCGGGCTACGCGCTCCAGGACGGCGGCATGGGTCCGCGGCTGGTCTTCGGAAGCTCGCCCAGCTTCTTCGTGGCGAGCGGCAACGCAACCTGTAGCGCGCTTCTGACCGGCGGCCTGAAGTGCCTCAAGTACGGCCTGGGGCTCGATGGGGGCGGCTGCCCGTGAGCGAGCCCGGATTCGCCCAGAAGCTGGCCAATCGCATCTTCAAGCGCGAGGCGCTTTTGATGCTCACGGTCATCGTCGTCTCCGCGGCCGGCGCCGTGTACGGCCAGGCGCGCCTCGAGGCGAAATTGGACGAGTCCGCGAAGAAGCACGTCGAGCCCGTGAAGGCGAGCCACGACGACCTCGAGCGACGCTTCGTGCGCCACGAGGGCGCCGAGGATTTGCGCTGGAGCCACATCGAGAAGAAACTTGACCGGTTCGAGCAACTCCTGCTCGAGGATCGCGCTGCACGAGCAGCCGGGAGGAAGTGATGAGCGACGAGACCCCCAAGGACGAAGATTTCACCGAGTTGAAGCCCGGACAGGGGGGCTGGACTCCTCCGGTGTGGGCCCCGTACGCGGCCGGCGCGGGCGCGACCGCCCTCGGCTCCATCGGCGCCGCGCTCCTGGCCCTGCCGGAGCCGACGATGATCACCAAGGTCTTCGGTATCGTGCTGCTCGGCCTCGCGGCCGGTCTGGGCACGGCGGCCGGCGTCACCAGCGCGGGCCCGCGCAAGGCGGGTGGCAAGTGAAGGCGCTCGTTCTGGCGCTGGCGGCCCTCGCGGGCTCCGGGTGCGTGACGGCGAACGTCCACGCCCGGTTCTACCACGGCGAGATGCAGAAGAAGATGACCTGCATCTTCGAGCCCGGCGGCCCCGGCGTGCTCCCGGAGGCGAAGTGCGGCCCTCCGCACATCATGGACTTGCTCGTCCCCGACGAGCCCGGCGACCCGGCTCCCTTGACAGGAGCAAGCGGCCGCACCAAGATGTAAGGGTGCGGACCATTCTCGTTCTGAGCGCAGTTCTGGCGGCCGGGTGTTCCTGTGGGAGCCCCGGCCGCTCGCTTTTCGAGTCCCGATGCGGCGTGACTGTCGTAGGCGATGAATGGCCCGACGGCTGGTCAGCCGAGGACTTCCAGGCGAACGAGGACCGACTCATGGCCCGCTTCGCCGCGCACGTCACCGACAAGCGCTTCAAGGACGCGTGCGACCGGATGCCCGGGACGTCGCTATTCATCCGCCCCGAGGTGCATTGGATTGACGAGCTCGGCCGAGACGTCTGGGGGTTGACGAGCTGCACGATTCGCCGGATTCAGGTCGGCCGGGCGCTGGTTCCGCCGCTGTCAACGATGGGGCACGAGTACGCGCACATCATCCAGAACTGCGAGGCGTACCCCCCGATGGACAAGAAGCAGGACCCCGCGCACGCGAATTGGGTCCGCGACCGGATTCACTTCGCCGCGGGCGCCGGGTCGCTCTGAAGCCACGCGCAGTGGTCTGAGACCTGCGCAGTGGCCAGCGCGAGTGTTTCTCGAGCAGGGCTTGCAGGCGCGTTGAGGTGTAGGCACTCACGTCGGACCCCGGGCAGAACTGTAGTCGATGCTCGCCCCCGGGCCAGGGCCCGTTTCTCCGAGAAGCAGCCGAGCCTGCGTGACGTTGATCAAGCCGCGCTCGCGCAAGTCGTAGATGAGTTGCGTCCGTCCCAGCAAAGGCTGCGGAAGCGGCTCGATGTGGAACGGTCGACCTTCCGGAATCGGCGCGCTTCGGTCGGTGCCGAAGAACTCGCCGGGTTCCGTCTGCGGAAGCCACGCATCCAGGCCAACCAGACGCGGCTCCGGGCCGAACTCCACTCCGGAGAGGAGCTCGGGAGAGTACACCGCCCGCAACATCTCGCTGATCTGCGTCGTCGTCGTCGTCGCCAGCGGGCGACGCTTCGGGCACCAGCGCCGGCTCGCCTCGAGAAGCGCCTCGTCCCACGCCGCCTCCGCTTGCCGACCGGCTTCCTCCGCTCCGCCGACGACGCGCAGAAGGTGCCCGACCTTGCATTCGCGTTCGTGGCCGTGCGCCGGGTTCGAGCAGCAATACTCCGTCTCGCCGTCGTAGGCGTAGCTCACGCCGGACTCGGCGATCACCTTCATGATCTCCGCCCGGTGCTCTACGACCCCGAGCACCCAGGTCCACCCGCGCTCCCCGAGCAGCTCCTCGAGGACCTTCTTGTACTTCTCGGCGTCTTCGTTCACGCTGGCGCCCACCCCCACAGGCGGAGCTTCGCACCACGTCCGAATTCCATTGGACAAAGACGACTGTGGATAGAACCCGTCACACCGACGGCGCGGAGCGACCGCTCCCCCTCGGCGACTTTCTCCGCAGACGCAGGAAGTGTCAGCTCGAAGCGCCACTCCCGCCACTCGAGGTAGGTCATCCGCAAGATCCGCTCGCCGTTCTTGCCCACATCCGGCTGGAGGTGCTGGGTTACGCGTTTCACGTGAAGTCCTTCCTGGCGCTGCGCCACCGACGCCCGTCTTCGAGCACGCCTTCATCCCCGACCGCGTCGGTCGCGAGGCCGAGGTGCCAGGAGCCGCGCTCGCCGCCTTCCTGAATCCAGACGAGGCGCTCGACCAGAGCAGGCGCCCACCCCGGCCCGTCTTCCGCGACGTAGCCCATTACGCCTTCCTCCGATACACGCGCTCGTTGCGGTCCCCGTCGCCGTCGAGCGCCGCGGTCACCGTCCGCCCTATTTCATCCGCGAGAACCGGGCGGAAGCCCCGGTAGTGGTCGACGCTCAGGAGGAGACTTGCGAGCGCGGTCTCGTCGCCGTCTTGGAGCACGTCGTCGGGCTTCAGAAGGCGCCAGCTCTCGCAGAAGCGTTGAGCGACGTATCTACTCAGTGTCGGGGTCCAGTTCACGGTTCGAACTCCGGCCCCTTGCAGGGCGAGCGAATGGCCTTCTCGGTGAGCTTGTTCCGGAGGGCGACGAGGCCGCACCGCCGGCAGAATCGCATCCAGGGGAAGCGCTTCACCCACGCGCCGAACGAGTGGACGGAAATCATCGCGTCCTCCGCCCGAAGATAGCGTCGAAGAGGCACAGCGCCGCGACGACGGGGAGCGAGAAGCAGAGCGCGCGGGTCATTGGACCGCAGCCTGAATCGCGTCGTCGATAGCGATGGCGGCCTGCACCGTCACGTCGATGCGTGCTCGGTTCACTCCGACGGGGACGCTTGGCATGATGTCGCGGTGCGCCTCGGGGAGGGAGGTGTCGGGACCCCACTCGAAGAAGTCTCCGCGGAGCGCCGAAAGGAGCGACTCGGTGATGCGCTGAACGCGCTCCCGGCGGTCCTTTCGATCCGTAGACCCGAGGCTCCCAAGGCACGGCTGATATAGCTGGTGTTCGTCGCTCACGGCGTCTCTCCCGGGAAAGGGGCGAACCGCGGCCCCAGCTTATCGACGATGCCGAGACCGCGCGTCGTCTTGTGAATCCGTGCCTGCGCCCGATAACGGAAGACCGGGGCGTTGATGTTTGCGAGGAAGCCGGCGTTCAGCTCCCAGATGATGCCGCCCAGCTGACGCTCGAAGTGCACCCCGCCGCGGTGTGAGTGGCCGCAGACGGTGTTCCGCTGGTTGAACGCCGCGTGGTCGCCGAGCCGGCTCCGGAAGCCGTGCATGTACACGACGCCGTCGATGACCAGCTCCTCGTTCGACTCGTTCACCGTCGAGACGCCGGGGAAGGCGTAGAGGTTCTTCAGCTCGGGGCCGATGAGGGTCGCCAGCTCGGGGGCCTTGTTCAGGGCCAGTTTGTATGGCCGGTCGTCGTGGTTGCCGATGAGCTGGTAGCACGTCGCCGCGGGGGCTGCGAGCTTCACCGCCCGCCACAGCTCCTCCGCCGCGCCCCGGCCCGTGTCGATCTCGGCGGCGGGGGTGATGTGGTTTGGATTCCGCGGGTGCCGGCCGAACGAGTACATGTCGTACAGGTCGCCCATCTGCACGACGGTCTTCGGCTGGAGCTCGGCGATGAGGTCCAGCGCCCACTCGAGCGCGCTCTCACACTGCCAGGGCGCGTGGAAGTCGCCGATAGCGACGACCGTCTCGGAGTGGGTCTGCGGCTTCGGGGCGCCGTTCGCGCGTCGTTGGCGCCTCTGGTCGGCCTCGCACGCGGTGCAGAGGCGCCGGGTGGCGGTACGCCCGTCAGGGAACTTCGACTCCCGGAATTCGCCAGGCTTCGTACAGCGCTTGCAGAGCTTCTCGGGGGACTTTTCCATGGGGCTAGGCTACCACGCCCCGCGTGTCTTTGCCCTTCTTGCGCAGCTCGATCGTCGCGGGTTCGAACCCGGGCGGAATGGGCCCGCCGAGCTGCACTGCAATCCACGGCCGGTCAGGATGTTGGTCGATCGGACACGTCGCTTCGAAGCATGCCCAGCGCATCGGTTCCCGGCGGAACTCGCAGGAGAACTCCCAGAAGCGCCGGGCGAGCCCTTCATCCTTGTGCGGGTTGGCGACTCGGATAAGCCATAACGCGAACCGCGTCAGAAGCTCCCTCATGGCGTCACCCCGCGCGTGTCTTCGCCCTTCTTGCGCAGCACCAGCGCGATGAGCATGAGCGCGCAGCACCCGAAGTGGTGCAAGTGGGGGAGCCCGCTCTCCGCGTCAAGTTCTACGCCGCGCATCCACGCGCCGAGGTGCCGGAGCGCCGCGCCCGCCAGACGGCCCCAGGCGAGGCCCTTCTCCCAGTTCCTGTCGCCGTAGCCGCGTTGGCCGTCCGGGCGGACCTTCTCGGTCGCGCCGTACCGGAGCACCATCGCGACGGCCTCGAGCGCGTCCATCGGCAGGAGGTCCATCCGGGGCTTGCCGTCGTCGAACTTCAGGCCGACGTCGGCGGGAGGGGCCTCGACGAGCTCGAACCGGCTCTCGAAAAAAGAATCGGACTCGCCAGCTCCGAGATCGACCCGCACCAGATCATTTCCCTCGCATCCGACGACCAGATACCGGCACCCGTTCTTCAGCGGGTACCGCGCGTAGATGCACACGACTTGGTCTCCAACCTTGAAGCTCATCGTTCGTCCCTTTCTTTCTGCTCGTGCTTCGCGTCCGACATCACTTTGTTCACCCACGCCGAATCGATGCTCGTCCCCGCGGGCGCGCTCCGCCTCAAAACCCAGCCGACGACGAGCCCGACCGCGAGGGCGGCCATCACGAGAGCTATCACGCGCCACCCCGCTTCATCCGTCCGAGGTGGAACAGCCCGAGCCCGATCGCGTCGATGGTGTTGTGGTCCTTCGCGCCGACCGAGACAAGGCGACTCAGCTCTCCTGTCGCGAGGTGCTTTAGGATGCGGTTGGTCATCACTTTCTTCGGGACCTGGCCCTTCCACGCCGCGGGGTAGTACGCGACGATGGTCGGCACGGACTCCCAGTGAGCGGCGATGGCGCCGAGGACCCCCGCGAGCTGGATGAGGTCGTTCGGGTCCTCGCGCCGGACGCCGGGGTAGATGCGCGGCTGCTCGAGGACGAGGATATCGGGTCGGCCGGTGCGAACCACCTCGCCCGCCATCGCCGCCCACGCGACCGGGCCGGTGAGCGTCTTCTCGGGACTGGTGATGTAGCACGCCTTGATGAGAAAGGGCTGGCACCCCTCAGTCTCGAACGCCGCGACGCCGCACCCGCGAAGGCCGGGGTCGATAGCGATGAGTCTCATTGGCGCCCCCGCGGCGGCATCTGAAGGAAGCCGTTGTCGATACGGACGACGTTGTCGTTCGCCGGAGGGGCGTAGAACTGCTTCATCGCCGCCTCGAGCGCCTTGTACTCCGGCGACCGGCGGATCTGCCACACGCGATAGGCGGAGAGCGCGGCGCGGCCCCAGCGAGCGGCCTCGCCGACGAAGAGGAACGTGAGGATGGTGAGCATGTAGAACTGCGCGGTTTCGTTCATGACGTGCCTTTCAGGTGCGGCGGGAAGTGCGTGTTGTACTCGAACAGGAAGTTGTTCTCTGCGGTAAACGGGGTCCACCCGAGCACCGACCAGTTCTTGTCGCGCGGCCACACCGCCGGGAGTTTCCCGAGCTTCGTGGTCTCCCCCCAGCCTTCGGGTGATCAAGCTCTTGTTCATTTGGCACTCCTCCGCGCGGCGTTCGCGTCCTGGACCGCTGCGTAGAGATTCCAGGCCGCCTTCTGGACCTCTGTCGGCTCCGCACGGACCCATCCCGCGTGGCATGCATCCGAGCGCCGCCATTCTCCAGCCTCGCGGTAGTGGCCTCCCATGTACATCTCGAGGACTACGACAAATACGCGCCGCATCTCATCCGGCGAGAGTTCGACAGAGGTCGTGACATGAACTCGCATGCTCACTTGGGCTCCACCGTGGCGCACTCGCAGACCGGGACCGCCCCGCCCGCCTCATGGCGCTCGGAGTAACTCTTCATCCGCCCGCCCTTCGAGTCGAAGCATGCCTTCGCGCAATTCGTGGAGTTCTCGCAGGCAACGCAGCTCGCCCCCATCGCGAACATGCACACCAGCGCCAGAATGATCATCCCGATAACCGATTCGTTCTCGCTCACTTGTCTTCCTTTCCGACGTACACGCCCATCACGAACGCCGTCACCGCGACGGCGATGAAGCTCACCATGCAAAACAACACCTCGTGCTCGCTCACAGGTCCCTTTCGACTTTCTGCTTCACCTTGTCTAACGCAGCCGAAGCGATTTGTCGAATGCGTTCTCGCGTGAGGCTCAGCACCGACCCGATTTCCTCAAGCGTGACACCCCCCTTCGCCGCGACGTCCAGCGCGCAGGTCTCCGCCATCGACTCCAGGTCCGGGGCGTTGTAGGTGACGCTCCCCGTCGGGTTGACCTCGAGGTAGAGGTGGTACTTGCAGCTGACGAAGGGGCAGGGGCGACACCCGTTTTCGCACTCGGAGCGCGTCGTAGGCTTCACCGGAAGGGTCTCCCCGTCGTCCTCCGCCTCGTCCTCCGCCCGGCGCGTGGGGGCGAGCCGGCGCATGAGCTTCGCGCTCTCGGTGCGCACGCGGCCCGTGCCGGTGACGAAGCCCTTCGATGTCGCACGACCTTTGGATGGAGAGGTCATTTCTCGAGTCCCGCCTCGTAGTAACTTCTACCAAACCCGCCCGTCGCTTTCAAGGGCATCCCGGCGCACCAGGCGGGCGGGGTGGCCATGATGGCGAATAGGTTCTTGAGCGTCTCCTCGGCCTTCGCCTCCGGGACGATGTACACGAGTTCGTCGTGCGTCGTCGTCACCGGCTCGATGTCGAGCTCGGCCTTCGCCGCCACCATCTGCTCGAGGAGGATGTCCCGGCAGAACCCCTGGACGAGGTTCTCGACGAGCTTCCCGCCGTAGATGTACGTCACCTTCTTGCCGACCGGGCCGCCCATGTACCGGTAGCCGTCTTCACCCGAGCCTGTGAGCCCCGCGTAGTACAGCATCGCGCCGCCGGGGCGGATGATTTTGTGCCGGCCGACGATGAAGTTCGACTGCGGCCCGAACGTCCCCTCCGCCTCATCGAGCACCATCTCCTCGAGGAGGTAGTCGCAGAACTTCCAGAGGTCGGTGATCTTCCGATTCACGGACCGGTACTTGTCGACGAAGAACTTCGCCACCGCGCAGTGGACGACGAGCGCTTCGGGCTCGAGTCGGGAGACGAGGTCCGCGCACCGCCCGCCGTACTTTGCGCGGAAGGCTTCGAGGTCGACGCCGTACTTCGCGACATCTTCGAGCCCGAAGGTGATGGGGTCGGCGCCGAACGGGCCAGCGAGGAGCTGGAGCGCGAACTTCGCCCACCCCATTTGGTACCCGAGGCCGATCACCATCGCCTTCGAGACGGAGCGCTCCGCCTTGTCGGCCTTCGTAATCACGCGTCCGAAGGCGCGGGTGCCGAAGTCGCAGTAGATGTCCGCCCCGGGGTCAGCGAAGGCGCGGAGGAGTAGCTCGTCCTCCGCGAGCCACGCCGTCCCGCGTGGCTCCACCTGGCTCAGGTCGGCCGTGAGGACGACGTCCCCGGACGGGGCGACGAGGGACTTCCGGAGCGCGCCGTCCTTGTTGAGGTTCTGGAAGTTCGTCTTATCGGCCCCGCCCCAGCGCTTCGTGTGCGCCGCAGCGTACTTGAGGAACACCGGCGCCTTCGCGCCGTCCGCACCCAGACGTTGGAAGCGTTTGATGCGGCTCTCCATGATGGTCGACTTGACGCCGACGCGCGCCTCCGCGAGCCACCGGACCTCGTCGTCCGGGCTGTCGAGGAGCTCTTTCATGCCCGGGTCGCTCTTGGCGAATGCCCACGTCGCGAGACCCGTCGTCCCAGAGACCTTCTGCGGCGGGTCGACCCCGAGGGTCATGAGCGCCGCGGCGAACTTCTCGTTCGACATGAGCTGCTCTTTGGTCGCGCCGATTCGGCCGAGGAGGTCCGCCTTCCGCTTCTCCTCCTCGACGGCCGCCTCCGCCAGGAGAGGTTGGTCGATGCGGAACTTCGGGTTCGTGAACATCCGCACGGTGAGGTCGATACCCCAGAGCTCGACCTCGGGCATCTGGGGGAGCTGGCGCTTGAGAATCTCCCACTCGAGGAAGCAGTCGTGCTTGCAGTACTCGCCGTAGGTGGCGAGTTCCTCCGGCGTGAAGTCCTCGAGGCGCTTCCCGCTCACGCGGAGGACCTCGTCCCCCTTCGGCGGGAGCTTGTAGTACTCCGCCATCTTCTTCACGGAGTTCCCGCCGCTGACGAGGTAGGGGAGGAGGAAGCCCTGATTCTGCTGCGTGCAGAAGATGAACGCCGGGACGATGCCGAACTTCTCTGACAGGATGAAGAGGTCGAACTGTGCGTTCGACGCGACGACCGCGGTCTTCGACCAATCGACCGTCGCGGCGAAGGCTCGGAACGCCGCTTCGGTGAACCACCGCGCCGGCTCGTCCCCCCGCTTCACCCCGACGCCGATGACCTGGAACCGCGGGTCCCGGACGTACTCGCTCGTCGACGTCTTCGAGAGGGAGTAGTCGCTCTGGTGGTAGTACGTCTCGAAGTCGATGGTGAGGATTTGCTCGAACGGCGCGGGCGGGACGCGGAGAGTCATTCGAGGGCCTTGAGAGCGTCGATGGCTGCCTCGAATCCGACATCGTAGCCGCGGTCCCAATCGTCCTCACCTCGGGAGGAGGTCGCGCCCTTGTTCTCACTGGCCGCGCGCTTCAGCGCGGCGATGCACCGCTCGCGTTCGGCTTTCGGGGCGGTTTCGGCCGCCAGCTCGAGACGCTTGACGTTCTCTCGCTGGCGGTCGAGCTCGCAGTCGAGCGCGATGACGTCCTCGTTGTGGTCTCCGTACTCGTCGACCAGCTTCGCACGAAGTCCTTGGCCCTCACGCTGCGCTTCGAGGAGCCGCCGCTCGAGTTCCGCCTTCCGGTACTTCAGGTCGGCGATGATGCGCTGGTCTTTCTCGACTCCGCGCCGGAGTTCGTCGAGCATGTCGCGGATCTCTTCGGGCACGAATGCGCTGTTCACGTGATGATCCTCCGTTCGTCCTTCGCCGGTTGTTTCGCCTTCTCCGCCGCTCGCTCCGCCTTCAGCGCCTCGAGCGCCGCGGCGAAGTTCACCCCGGCAATGTCGAGCCCGTCCCGCGCCGCGTCCCAGGCGAACGCGCAGGCGACCGACTGGAGTTCGGAGATGATGGCGTCCGCGGTGAGGAGTCGGAGGTAGAGTTCTTTCGAGGCGAGTTCGCTCGTCTCGAGGGCGCGCTTGAGGAACTGGGCTTGCTGGTTCACGCGTCCTCCCGCGTGACATCGAACGAACTCTTCTCGACGGCGGTGTACCGCCCCGCGGGCTCAACCCTGAAGACCTCGATGCTCGTCCTGGCGAGCGGCGTAGGGTTTCGAACCGCGAACAGGTGGATGTCGTCGTGCGTCGGCTCGCGGTCGAGGAAGCTCGCCGAACCCCAGCGGAGCGAGTCGGAGGCCCGGCGGACGATGGCCCACATCATGGGACCCTCCCGGTCTTCTCGAAGCTCGTCTTCTTCTCGAAATACACCCGCACATCGAAGATCTCAGCGGACCCGACTTGCATCACGGCCACTCGGCCGTTGGGGAACGCCAACGTCAGCTGCTCCTGGGTGGGCGGGTCTTGGTACGCCGAGAACTCGAAGCCGGCCGTGTCAAGCACGCCGTCGGCAGCGCAGGGGATCGCGAGCCAGAACGGAACGCGAATCATCGCATCGCCTCCAGGACGATGGTCGCGACCCCAGCGAAGATCGCCGCGACGGACAGGATGAGCTGCGCTTTTTCTCGGAGAGTCCACTTCATCTGCGTCGTCATGATTCATCCTTTCGGTCAACGTCTGGTCGGACATCTTCGGGCCGGTGGCACCAACAGGTATGGTCGTCACATCGCGCCGGCTTCCCCTCGGGGGTGAGGAGCCCGTCGGCGATGAAGCGCTGACAGAGCGAGCACGTGGAGTCGAAACCCGGGGTCTCCACCGTCGCCGCGCCCCAGGGGCGCTGCCCATGATGCGCTGGCGTGTACGGCGCGACCTCGCCCGAATGCTGTCCGGTCGCCCGCCCGAACGTTCGGCACCAGCTCCGCTGGAACTCGCTCGAGTTCCCCTTCGGGCCGTCGGTGCGTGAAAACTGCCGGAGGAGCTGCTCGACCTCGCGGGTGTTTCGGAGCTTCGCGGCCTTCGCCTTGTCTTCGCTCATGACGTCCTTTCTATACCGCAGGGAGGATTTGATACCTCCACGCTCGTATGCCTACGAGCACCGCCTCCGATGGCGGCGCGTCTCATTTCGCCACTGCGGTGTTGCGGCGCCTGGATTCGAACCAGGGTTCTCCGGCGTATGAAGCCGGGAGGGTGGCCAGACCCCCGCCGCAGTACATGGAGCCGCTGGGACTCGAACCCAGGCCCGTTTCCGCATCGCAACGGCTACCAGCGAGCGGGGGCTGCCTATCGGCTCCGAAACGACGCGTAACGTGCGTCACTCGGCGTAGTCACTCCCCAAGGACCGCGCAGCGCGGAAGAACAGGAGCCTACGCTGTGGGGGTTATTCCGCCCGCCACCTCCCACTGGGCGGGGCCTCGTTACTTCGTACCGCGACGTGCCGCGACCAGCTCAGGCGTGTTCTGCTTCGAGTCGATGGCCGAGTAGCGGAACCAGTTCTGCTTCTGGCCCTTCTTCGTGGTGCCCTCGTAGACCTCCGCCTGGTAGCGCAGGCCGATGGCGGCGCCCTGAATGAGGTCGTTCAAGGTGCTGACGAACAGGTCGGGGTCCTTCTCGCACGCCTTCTCGAAGGAGTCGGGAGCGCAGAGCCCGGACGAGTCGACGATGGCCTCGACCATCTTCTTCACGCGCCCTTGCGCGCCCTCAAGCCCCATGTTCTGCGCGTCGCTGACCGTCGAGCCGACCGCGTTGGGCTCTTCGGCGGGGTCGGTCTTCGTCGCGGTGATGATCTCCGACTCGGTGATGAACATCAGCTTGTTGTTGCGTTTCATCTCGTACAGAATCTTCTTCACCTCGAGCGTGTACAGCCCGCGCCGGGCCCGCTGCCCTCCGGAATCGAACTTCGGAGCGTTTGCGATGGCCGTCAACATCTCACGTGAAAGCGTCATGTGTGTACCTCGTTACTGCGAGTGAACTGCATCGAGAAGAATACCGCAACGTCACCGGAAGTCAAGTCCAGTCGTACGCTTCGGCCTCTTCCCGCGTAAGGAAGAAGTGAATCCCGCGCGTGCATTGGACCGCGGGGTCTGCGTCGTAGTCGTCGACTACGACCTCGGCGCCGACGCGGTACTCGAAGCGCGGGTCGTGTTTCGAGTACGCGACCTCGCCCGCGGACATCGAAAGCACCTTCGCCCGTGACGCGCGGCACTTGCGCCACTTCGAAGTCATGACCGGCTCGACGCGCGGGCCCCGGACCTCGAGTTCGACGAGTACCGCTCCGTCCAACGCGCCGACGAGCTTTTTCCAAGCGGTGAACGCGCCTTTCGGAGCGATCTTGGTCTCGTACCGCGCGCCCCGGAGGTCCGCGCCCTGGAGGTTCGCGTTCCGGAGGTACGCGCCCTGGAGGTCCGCGCCCTGGAGGTTCGCGTCCCGGAGGTACGCGCCCTCGAGGTCCGCGCGCTGGAGGTCCGCGCCCCGGAGGTCCGCGCCCTGGAGGTTCGCGCGCTCGCCTCCCACTTCCCCGCGCAAGTAGAGCGCATGCTTCGAGAGAACGACTTTCAACTCTTCAGCGGTGTATGTTTTCATGGTTTCCTTTCAAATACAGTATTACCAGCCGAACGTCGCCGTCAAGAGCTTCTGTCGATTCCCCTGGTGGTTTTCGATGTGCTGCGCCAGGACGAGCGCGCGGTCCAAGTCCGCGACGAACTCCGGCGTGTGCCGGTACACGTCGAACGTCACCTCGTCAGCGGGCTGGCCGGGGCGATGCGTACGCCCGACGAGCTGCTCCCAAATGTCCCCTCCGCCGGGCGGGTTGCACACGAGGTTGCGGTTGAAAGCGAATTGCAGGTTCCGCTCTTTGTGGTGGCTGCGAATGCTGGCGATGATGGTCCGGTCGCCCTTCTCCGCGAGGAGCCCGCGGACCGCGTCCTCCCCCGGGCCGTAGAATGGGAAGCCGCTCTCGTCGGCAAGCCGAGCGCCGAGCGCCGCCGGCTCGTACCAGATGATGCCGGGCTTCTCCTTGCCCCAGGCGATGGCGTCCTCGACGAGGAAGTCGTCAAGCCACACCGTCTCCGTCTCGTGCTGCACCGTCTCCCGCGTGAGGACCCATTCAGGCCAGGTCTCCGCCGCCCACACCGGCAGGGGGCCTTCGTAGTCGTCGTAGAAGCGAATCGCCGCCTTCGCGCAGAGGAACGGCGAGTCGAGGTGCGGCTCGGCTTTCTGAATCTTCTTCCGGAGCTCGCGGTGCCACTCCGCCCGCGTCTCCTTCCAGCGGTCGATGACTTCGGGTTTCTCTTTCCGGGGGAAGCGCCAGCGGTAGTAGAAGCCGGAAGCGAGCTGGTCGAGGCACCGGAAGACCGCGAAGGCGTCGACGAGCGCCTCGCCGTCGGGGCGGTCCCAGCTCGCGCGGACGTTCGCGAGGAGCCGGCGGATCTCCGCGGGGGCTTCGAGCTTCCGCTCGCGGAAGACGAGCGAGGCGTTGCAGTTCGCTGCGCTGTCTGACGACACGACGCCCTCCGAGTCGCGGAGGCGCCGGCCGAAGCCCTTCGAGACGTCCTCGCCGGGCTCGCAGAAGACCGCGAGCCGGCCCGGCGGGCTCCGGGTGACGTTCCCCGCCTCGACGGGGTCGATGGCGCCGGCCCACTCCTCCGCCGTGTGCCACGCAAGCGGGACGGGGGCGCGCTGCTTCAGCGCGTATTTCGCGAGGTGGGCGTAGTCCTTCAGCGACTTCGCGGTCAGCGTGCCCGACCAGCAGCAGAGCCGCACTTGCGGGTGCGCGTCCATGTACCGGCAGAAGCGCTTCGTCCGCGCCGCGTTCGGGTTCCGGAGGGCCTGGACCTCGTCGCAGATGATGAGGTCGGGGTTGATCTGCTCGAGGAGGAGCGTTGAGTCAGGGCTCGAGAGCTCGGAGTACGCGACGACGTGGAGGTACGGGCGCCCGGGGAAGCGGAAGCGGCCAGAGGTGAGGTTCGGGAGCTTCCAGTGCTGTTCGTAGAACGCCCAGTCGAACTCGAGGAGCTGCGTCTTCATCGTCGGAGGGATGAGGAGGACCGCGGTCTTCGTCCCCGGCATCACCATCGCCGAGAGCAGGTCGAGGAGTGTCTTCCCGTCGCCGACGCCGATGGGGTCCATCGCGCCGCCGACGATGGCCATCTCCGCGAGCGCCCACGCCTGGACGTCCTTGAGCTTGTTCGGGCAGGGGCGGTGCATCGCCGCGCACCGGCATGCGACGGCGCCCTTCGAGAGCTGCGCGCCGAGGTGCTCGACGAGCGGGGCGAGCTCGGCGGGGGAGGGTCGCGGGCGCCGCGGGAGCGCCTCGACGCGGTCCAGGTCGGGCGAGCCCCCCACGGGCCGGCCGAGCACCCGGCCCATAGAGCGCTCGGTCGACGGCGGGGGCGCGGGCGGCGCGCCGAGGGGGGCGAAGAGGCTCACTTGCTCGCGGCTTCGCGGAGGGCTTCGGTCGTCACTTCCGGATCGCGCGCGAACGCAAGTACTGCTTTGTAAAAGCCCTCCGCGGACCAGGCCTCGAACGGGAAGCCTTTGGCGAACGGATCCTGTGTGACGGGTTTCCAGTTCAAAGCGAGGTGGTCGATGACCATTCGCCGCGCCGCCTCGACCGCCTTCTTCACATCGTCTTCGGAGAAGATCACGAGAGCACGTCCTTCAGTTTTTGGTCGAGCGCCTCGATAAGGGGCTTCGCCGCCCACGCCGGTCCGCCCGGAATCGCGTTGTGCGCGGCCGCGAGAATGTGCCGGAGCGCTTTCACTTCGGCGATCGTGAGCACTGGATCCGGGCAAACCGCGTTGAGATCCTCCACAGCGGCCGATTTCGTCTTCACTTGCCACCCGTCCCCGCCGCCTTGGCGCGCTCGTTGTACGGGGCGAGCTGCTTCTCGAGCTCGGTCTCGACGAGGACGGAGAGCTCCTCCGCGGTCATCCCCCGAGCGGAGATGGCCACCTCGATTTTGGCGCTCTGGTAGTTCCCGAGGTTGACGGTGAAGCTGCGGCCGACGGTGACCTCGGTGATCTCGCCGGTCGCGAACACGGTGACGGGCGCCGGCTCGGCACTCGCGGGGGCGGTGAACTTCGCCGGGTCTGAGAACTTCGGCTTCGGCTTGTTCTTCGCGCCGGGCGGCCGACCCGGACCGCGGGGCTTCTCGAGCGCGGGCGGAGGCGCCGCGGGGGCGTCGTCGGGGCCGCCGGGTGCGGTCGGGACGGGCGGGGGGAGGGGCTCCGGCGCGCGCCGCGGGGGCGGAACGGCCTCGAAGACCGGCGCGGGCTTCGGCTCCGGGGGC